TGCTGCAAAAGCAGTAGCAGTTGCAAAAACTATTTTTAACACTCAACAAGCTATAATGAACACGATGGCAAATGTGCCTGCTCCTTTTAATGTTGCTCAAGCAATAGCAACTGGTGTAATGGGTGCTGCATCTGTTCAAAAAATATTATCTACAAGTTCTGATTCTACTTCTACTACTAGCGCTGTGCCTACAGCAACAGGAAGTGGAACGCCAGCACCACAAATGATGTCAGGTGCTTTTGAATTAGGTGGCGGTATAACCCCAGAACCTATGCGTGCATTTGTTGTAACAGATGAAATGACTAACAGTCAGAATCAATTAGCAAATATTAGAAGACGTGCTACAATTTAAAAATCAAATAAAAATTAACTAAATATATTATATACTATGCCTTGCGAAGAATGTGAAAACGGAAAATACAAATGGGGAAAGACAGGAAGCTGTGAGTATGACTCTTTAGCTGAATGTGAAGAAGCCAATAAAGACTACTATGAAAAAGAAACTAGAATAGTAGAATTATTAATTGATGAAGATAGTCAAGAACTAGCAATTGATGCGATTAGTTTAGTAACCGCACCAGCTATTGAAGAAGACTTCGTTTATTTTGGTAAAGATAAAAACAATCTAACTTTTGCTAAAGTAGATGAAGAAAAGCGTATGCTAGTTTCTCCTGCTTTGATACCAAATAAACAGATATTTAGATACGACCCTAATACAGATTCAGAATATTACGTTTACTTTAGTCCTGAGACTGTGCGTAAAGCTTCAGAACTTTATTTAAAACATAACAACCACCACAAAGCTACATACCAACATCAAGATAGAGTAGGCGGTGTTTTAACTGTTGAGTCTTGGATAAAAGAGGGCGATATGGACAAGTCAAAGTTATACGGCTATGATTTACCGAACGGAACATGGTTCGTTAAGATGAAGATTACGAATGATGATTTATGGGCTAAGATTAAAGAAGGTGAATTAAAAGGTTTATCAATAGAAGGCTACTTTACAGACAAGATGGAAAATATGTCAGAAAGAGAACCTACAGACGAGGAAATATTATCTGCTTTACTTGAAATAATACGCGAAAATCAAATAAAGTAATTATTATTCTATTATATACTACATACTAAACTAAAATCAAAAATTACCATGGACATTAAAGAAAAAATTTTAGTTGCTCTAGGGCTTAACAAATCTGAAGAAGAAGTTAAATTAGAGTGGCAAGCAAAAAGCGAAGACGGTACAATATTTGTATCAACTGCTGAAGAATTAGAGGCAGGCGTTGACATCTCAGTTTTAACTGAAGATGGAACTACAATTTTATTACCTGTAGGTACTTACAAGACTGACACTGGAGTAAGCTTTCGAGTGGAGGAAGAAGGAATTGTAGGGGAAGTTATCGAGTCAGAGACTGAAGAGAGAGATGAGGATGATATGGGCTATGATGACAAAGACGAAAAAGAAGAAATGAAGCAGGAAAATTTAGAAGAAAAGTTCCCAGAAAGTGAAGCAGAGAAAGCTGATTGGGCGAAGTCTTACGAAGAAATGAAAGACAAAGTTGACAACTTAATGGACGCAATTGCTGACATTAAAGCTAGACTAGGAGAAAGAGATACTGAAGATGTAGAAATGACTGAAGAAGTTGTTGAGCCATCTGCAAGTCCTAAAACTATTAAGACTACAGAAGTAAAAGAATTCTCAGTAGAAGAAGAACTAGAGAATTTAAAAGCTGAAAATGAAAAGTTAAAAACAGAATTAGCTGAATCACCTTCTGAAAGTCCTTTAAACACAAACAAGTTCAGTTCTGATAGAAAACCAGTATCAAGAAGTGAATACAATAAAATGTCAAGAAGAGAAAAATTCTTACACGATTTAAATAAATAATATTAACTAAAACAAACAAATAAAATGGCGTTTACTACAACATCAAATTTTTCAGGTAAAGCAGCTGGATTTTACATCTCAGCAGCACTGAAACAAGCAACATCATTGGACTATTTAACAATGATTGAAAATATCAAATTTAAGAGCAATATCCAGAGGATGGCAGGGTCTGGAGTAGTAGCTGATGCAACGTGCGATTTCACTGACGCAGGTACTTTAGCACTTACTGAGAAAGTTCTTGAGCCTAAAAACTTACAAATTAATTTAGACCTTTGCAAGAAGACTTTACTAGATTCTTGGGAAGCATTACAAATGAGAGCAGGAGCAGGCGCACCACCTCCAGCATCTTTTGATGACTATGTTATTTCTTACATGGGTGAGATTATAGCAGAAGCAACTGAGGAGAGCATTTGGGCAGGAACTGCAGTGGCAGGAAAATTCAATGGTTTCTTAGGGGCAGCTACTGGTTACTTATTACCAGGAGTTGATGCAACTGTTATACAATCTTCTGCATCAGGCGCTTATACTGCTGCAAACATCATAGCTAACTTACAGACATTAACTACTGACATGGCAGCTAATGCTTCAGCTATATTGAGAAAAGAAGACTTACATATATACATGAATCCTAAGACTTATGCTATGTACATATCAGCTGTGTCTACATTAGGGTATGTAAATGCTTACAACATGAATTCAGACTACGTTCCTGTATTCGAAGGATACAAGATTGCTGTTTGTCCAGGAATGGTTGACAACCAGTTAGTAGCTGCTGAGAAGTCTAACATCTTCTTCGGGACTGATTTATTATCAGACGCAACAAGAATTACGTTGATGGATATGGCTCAATTAGATGGTTCAGACAATATGAGATTAGTAGCAAGATACTCTGCAGGTGTTCAGACAGGAGTTGGTGCTGATATTGTAAGACAATCATAATAAACTTAATTAATAGAAGAGGGTGCTTCGGCACTCTCTCCTTTAACCTTTAAAACCAAAATATCATGGCATGTACAGCATTAACGAAGGGTAGAGGACTCGACTGTAACAGAATCAGCGGAGGAATTAAGTTTATATATTTCGCAGTCTACGACCAGGTGACTTCAATACCTACAGCAAACGGGGAGATTACTGACTTAGAAATGGGTAGTAATATGTTATATAGATACACGATGCCTTTAGGCGTGGCGAGTCTTACTGACACTATTACAGGTAGTAGAGAGAATGGAACAATTTTCTACACTCCTTCAGTAACTTTAATCCTTAACAGATTAACAAAAGAAGACCAAAATGAGATAAAATTATTAGGTCAAACAAAAGTAATAATATTTGCACAATTAAACCAAACAGTAACAGCTACAGGACACGATGTAATTGTTTGTTTAGGTAGTGTAAATGGAATGGAACTAAACGCAGGAACAATGGATTCAGGAGCAGCATTCGGAGACCGTAACGGATACACTCTTACATTCGATGGCTTGGAAAATAAACCTTTCCAATTCGTACCAGATTATACAACTAATCCATTTGACAACGCAGGATTCACACTAGGTGGTGTAGATTCTAACTAAAATAATTAGTAGTTTTCATTATATTTCTTGATTGAGGGGTGCTAAGGCACTCCTTTTTCTTTTAATAATACAAATAAATTCGAAGCTTTTCTATTATATACTAGACGAACTAATTATGATACAAGCAATAACTGAAACTGATTTAATTTTTTACCTACAAACTGAAGACAACCGTATAGACACTTCAGTTGATTCGTCTAAGATTAGGTATTTAGTTAAATTTACTAATGACATGGATAAGTCTGTTCAATACGCTTACTCAGACGTTCATTTGGTTTATGATAGATATACAAAATTTAGTTTTAGTTATAATACTACTCCTGACGTTTATACAGGCGCAGTTAACTTTAAGCCTGCGGGATATTGGAAGTATGAAGTTTTTGAGGTGAGTTGGACAGGAGCAGTAGCAATTAGCGCAGGGAATGCGCCAATAAATGAAGATGATGTGTTACCTATAGGCGCTACACATGGTGTGGTGCAGGGTTTAGTAACAAAAGGTAAAATGAATGTGTCAGAAAAAGACGGTACTCAACAGGTTCAGTATACACAAAGGCAAGAACCTAGCGGAACAAATTATATATATTACGGACAATAAAAAATTAAAAAATGGCAATAGAAAACGTACAACAACTATTAACTGAGCAATTAGGAAAGAATGCAGGAACAGAAGTATTTACAGGTGCAGTATCAGGTAAAGATTTTTATGCAGTATATTTCCCTGTACAAAGCGTAGTAAGTGCTATAACTGCTGCGGGAGTAACTAATGCAACAGCTTTACAAACTACACTACCTGCTGGAACAACTTTACTAATGGGTATACAAGCTATGACACTTACTAGCGGTATAGCAATAGGATATAAAGAGTAATGAAAGTATTTAGACTAGGATTAAGTTTATCGTCTATGCAAAAGTATGGCGCTTGGAAACCTTCTGATGAAAGTAATTTAGAAGCATGGTATAAATATCAGACAGGAATTACTTTAAATGGTTCTGATGTGTCTGCTTGGGCAGATAGTTCTTCTAATAGTTTTAATATGGTACAAGCTACTGCAAGTGAGCAGCCTGCTTACAATTCAGGAGCTATACAATTTACTGCGGCTGATACTCATAATTTGGGCACGGCTAGTGACATTACTTTAAGTGGCGCATTTACTGTAGGAATTAAATTAAATCCTGATGTATCTAATGTTACTGTGATAGGTTCTAATACTACTGTAAACGAATTCTTTAAAATTAGTACAAGTTCTACTTTAAGATTTAAAACAGACGGCTCTCAAGTTGACATTACTTTAGATAGTGGTAGTTTCGTAGGGGATAACTATTTAGTGGTAACAAGAAACTCATCAAACTTAATTACACTATATAAAAATGGAGTAGCGCAAGCAGATACAGAAACATTAGCAGGAACTGCTGATATAAACGCAATAGGAGTAAGAAGAACAGACTTAAATCCTTATGATGGCACTATTAGTGAAATACAAATATATGACACAGAAAGCGCAGCATTAACAGCTAATGTAAATACTTATTTATCAAACTTATAAAATGGAAAATATACTCAGTATAAATTTAGAAACGCAAACTGCCCCAATAATACAAGAGGTAAGAGGAAGAGATTACATAGAATACGGAACTGATGACTGGCGTAACTTATACCCTCAGTTTCTTATAGACCTTTACTACAACTCTTCAACTCACGCAGCGGTAATTAATTCTACCGCAGAAATGATTGCTGGAGAGAACTTGTTTATAGAAGATGAAGATACAAATCTAGATGCGTATGTAAAACTTAAAAAGTTTATGCGCCATGCAAATAGTAAAGAAAGCTTACATCAAGTTATAAAAAAAGTGGCGTTTGATTTTAAGCTACAAGGAGCATACGCCTTACATATTGTATGGAATAGAGAGCGTACACAAATTGCTGAAGTATACCACGTTCCTGTAGAGAGGGTTAGAGCAGGAAGACCGAATGAGTTAGGAAAGGTAGATACTTATTATATCAGCGCTGACTGGAGTAATATAAGAACGCACAAGCCATACCCGATAGCAGCTTTTAATACAAACGATAGAACATCAGGCAGTCAATTACTTTATACAGGCGCGTACAGTCCTAATATGGATATTTACCACACTCCTGACTACATAGCGGCAAACAATTGGGCATTAGTTGACCAGAGGGTAGCGGAGTTCCATCTCAACAATATAGAGAACGGCTTCAGCGGTTCATACTTCATCAGCTTTGCTAATGGTGTGCCGACTCAAGAAGAACGTTTTCAAATAGAACAAAGCCTTACAGAAAAATTCGTGGGCGCAAAAAATTCTGGGAAGTTCATTCTGACGTTCTCAGATGATAAAACTAGAACGCCTGAGATAACTCCGATTAGTGTAAGTGATGCAGACAAACAATATTTAGCGTTGCAGGAACTCTTAGTTCAAAACATCCTCACAGGTCATAGGGTGACTTCTAAGACACTTATGGGTATTGATAGCACCAACGGGTTCTCAAGCAATACAGACGAGCTTATAAACGCTGCAAATTTTTATCTTAATACAGTAGTTAGACCATTTCAGTTGAACATCTTAGACACTTTACAGACTATATTCTCTGTAAACAATATGGATTTAGAAGTTGACTTTGAGCAATTAAAACCTATTACAGTTCAGTTTGATTCTAAGACTGTAAGAGAAGTAATGACTCAAGATGAGATAAGAGAAAGCTTAGGATTACAACCTTTAGGTGATGAAGAAACAGTTGAAGATGAGGTAAAACTATCAAAGGCTGGAATGATAGATGGGCAGCCTGTTTTTACAACTATAGCAGAAGCAGAGGCGCACGCAAAGACAATTGGCTGTGAAGGTTATCACGAGCATGAGTTAGAAGGCGAGACTGTGTATATGGCTTGTACAGGTCATGACGAGGCTACAGAATTAAAAAAATGTAACTGCGTAAACTTAAAAAGTGATTATACAGAGTTACAAAATTTTATAGAGCAATACGGTGAAGATATGCCAGAAGGCTGGGAATTAATAGATGAAGAAAAAGTAGACGGAGAACATGAAGATTTTGACTTTGAAGAAGAGTTGAATAAAATAACAGCAGAAAAATTAGAATTAGCTTCAACGGGTAGAGCAAACCCAAACGCTAGAAGTTCACAAGATGGATTAAATAAAGATGGAACTTTTTTTTATAAAGTAAGATACGTTTATACTAAAGATGATTTTTTAAGACAAGAAGGTGAGACTAGAGATTTTTGTAGGCTAATGACATCAGCTAGAAAAGTATATCGTAAAAAAGATATTATCAACATGGGCTCACAAGCTGTCAATCCAGGATGGGGACCTCGTGGTGCAGACACTTACTCAATCTGGTTATACAAAGGCGGAGGTAACTGTCATCATTATTGGTTGAGGCAAATCTATCGTGCGCCAGCATCAGATGATGAAGCGGTTTACTATGAAAAAAATATTACATCTGACACCTTAATAGGATATACAAAGGCATTGTCAGAAGGGTTTACAGCAGAAAGGAATAATCCTTTAGTTAATAAACCACCAAAAAGAATGAAGAATAACGGATTTTTAGAACCTCGATAATCATGGCATACGTACTATTTATATCAGAAGAAAAGCTTAAAGATTCTACAGCAATTAACTTGAATGTAGACCCTCAATTATTGTTGCCGTATGTTTTACAGGCGCAAAGAATTTATGTTGAGACTAAGCTAGGTACAAAGTTGTACCAAAAATTAGAAAATGAAATTAAAGCAGGAACTCTAACAGGGGCATACAAGACTTTAGTAGATGAGTATATAGGCGATATGCTTCCTTCATGGGCGTTACATATGTGTATACCTTATTTACGATTTAAAATTGAAAACGGTAACATATATTCTAAGACCTCAGAGACAGGAACTGCACTAAGCACAGAAGAAGCGCAACACCTTAGAGAAGAAGTTAGAAATAATGCAGAATACTTTACGGAAAGAATGATTAAATATATCACTAATAATTTAAATGAATTTCCTGAATACAGCACAAACTCAGGCGCTGACGTTGACCCTGATAGAAATGCTTACTATAATGGTATGAACTTAGAAAGACCTAGTAGACAAAGCACTAGACTTACATTGAGAAACTTTTTAAACGCATCTGATTACTCATAATGAAAAAATATTATAAAACTAAAGTTAAGAACGTAACGAAGCTTAAATCTTACTTAGATAAAAAAACTAAAAACAATGACAGAGGTAAAAGACACAATTCAAGTAGGAGTAGCTAACACGTCTGCAATAGCATTTAGTATAACTGACTGCAACGAAATATTAACGCTGGTATCATTAATACTAGCAATATCATTCACTATATATAAATTTTTTAAATATGAAAAAAATAATCTGTAAAATTTTACTATTCCTTTCAGCAAACAAATTTTGTTTGAATTTGTGTGATAAAAATTGTAAACTTGAAAACATTTAATAGATGGCTCGTAAAGTTGTTACAAGCAATTATAAGAGTTCTAGAAAGAAACGTAAAGGAGTCCACTCCAAAAACGC